ACCATATATCTTTCATTAGAGATTGTTCTTGTTTTGCGCCGTATTTCATTTTTTATTCTCAAAGTATAAGCGAGTGTAATAACGTCTTATAATTGCTATGAATGTTAGAACTGCTAACTGTATAACTGATATTAATAATGCGTCAGTTGTAAACATTAAACACACCGCAATAGTAAGCCATGATAAGGGAAAGTTAAAGGCCGCCCCTAAAATTGTGTCCGTGACGGATTCTTGTAAAGCTTTCTTGTCAATTTTCATAAAAATTTTAATTCATCACTTATACGTATATAGCCACCCAGATCAGCAAAGCTGGGGGGTAAAAACAGATCTTTATTTACGGGCGGGATCACAAAAAAAAAGGATCTTAAAAAAAACAGATCTGATCCTGGATCAAAAGATCTTTTAGATCTGCCAGGTTTTGATCCTGGATCTAAAGATCTGAGATCTTTGGATCTTTGATCTGAGATCTGCGGATCATAATTTTTTTTTGTCCAGGTATCTTTGGATCTCGGATCTGATCTCGGATCTGATCTTAGATCTGATCTTAGATCTGATCCTGGATCTTCGGATCTAAGATCTTCGGATCTCGGATCTGCGGATCTTAGATCTGCGGATCTGGAATCTTTGATCTTTGATCCTGGATCTTTGATCCTGGATCTGTAGGCGGACGAACGCACGAGGTAAGGAAAGAAATGCAAAAAGGGAGAGATCATTTCTTCTTGCGTCCGTCCAGCTTCTTTGGATCTGTGATCTCTGTTGGCTCAATGTCTATTGTCCGTTCCCGTGCGTCCGCCAAGATCCCACGCAGATCTAAATTGAAATTATGTTCCTGACGATCAGCCCAGCGTTGCGGATCTCTGTTCTTTAGATAGAAGATCTGAGCCGTGACGTTCTTATCGTTCGTTGCTGACTGCATAAGAGCGTTCGTGACTTTGTTGATCCCAAGTGCTTCCCCTTTTTTTATAGCTTCCGCAATTTCCTCATATTCCTTTTTTCTGCGGTCT